AATGCACTTAGACTACACTGTTGATTAAAGTAAGCCGTAGCATAACCAGGGCATGCTGAATTGTATAAAGTACTAATACCACACTGTTGAGCTAAATAAGCTGCAGCATAACCAGTACAACCTGAATCGTACAATGCACTTGCAGCACATCCAGCAGCATATATTGCTTCTGCATAACCTTCAGCATAATAAGTACAAACATAACTTGCTGTAGAATCTACTTCACATATTGATTGTCCCGCCTCTATTTGTACTGGTAATGGATCACCAGAGGTCCAATATATCCCCCCATCTGTAGATGGATTATTATAAAACCATTGAGTATACTCACCAGCACTTAAGTCACCTACTATAGCAACAGTTACACTGTGACTTTGAATATCAACAGCTTGATATGCAAATCTAATATTTCCAGTAGGATAAATAGTCGTATCAAAAGTGTTTAAATCAGTATTATCATAATATTCACTAATATTCTCCCAAAAATAAGCTTGGAAAGTATCATCACCTTGTATATAGAATTTACCTGTCCCTATGTCGATTAAGTCAGTATGCCAAGGCATAATGACGTAATCGAACCGCACTCCACCATAATTACCATAATTATTATTACTTGCAGTAAAGTCAAAAGAGTTACAACACAACCCGTCATAAACAAGACCACTACCTGGAATCTGATTAGGGTTCATAAATCCAATCACACCATTAGCAAACATAAATGACGTTACATAGCTATTACCGTAGAACGGAAACGTAAAATCTAAAGGTACTTCAACCCATTGGTCATCAGCAATAGTAACTTCTTCTTTTTCGGGGTCTGCTAAACTAAGCTGCGAGAAGAGCCATAAGAACAACAGCAATAATCCCACTAGCCAATTTTTCAAACCAATCTCCTTTATCTAGTTTTTCGATTTCTTTTTTAGGTTGCTGTCTCGGATTTTTTTTCCATTCTGCTTCTGCATCCGTACCTATGAGGCCTGCTATCGGACAGGGGGTTCCCGCTTTTTGCATCGCATCGAAAGTACGCCAATCTTGACACATTACTGCAACTGCAGCTACTTTCATACCCATGTCATAGAGTTTTGAAGCTATTTTTAATCTTTCACAATTTAAATCTCGATACATCTTACCTGTTGATATACCTAAAATCTGTGTTTGTACACTACCTGACCACCCCATTGCACATAAATCTGAATTACTACTATTCATAGAGGGCGAAATTGCTGAGGGGGGGTTAGTTCTAATTCTAGTAGTAGAATCAGTAGAAGTAGTTACAGTAGAAGTACTAGTTGATTCAGTTACGATAGGGTCTGCCATGACAGGAAAAACAAATACAATCCAAAATGCCATAACAATAAAGCCTGCAATTACATTGTTTCGCAGTCTATTAGACATTTTACTAACTTAAATCCAGCCTGTTAATAAATTCCAAACTGCACTAGTAGTACTAGCGACTAGATTAAGTCCTGCTCTTGGTATAGCTATAATTTGTTCAGCACACCCTGCAACAAATACTGCTGTAAAAAGAAGGAATAATATTAAGTATAGTTTTTTCATTTTATTTCCCCATTAGCCTGTTGGTACTGCATTATCAATTCGATCATTTAAATCAGTTCCTACACCCCCAGAAAGCAAAGATTCAACAGTAGTTACAGCTGTACCAGCCGTACTAACATTAATAGCCCATGCATCTAATAGTGTCTTAAGATACTTCTGATCAGCATTCCACTTAAATCCTTTAGCTTGTTCGCCATATAAGGTAATTTGTTTACCTAATACACTATTAGCATTAGGAGTAGCTTTAGTACTTTGTAGTGTTTGTCCATACTCAGTAACTTCTTTTTGATTTATTAGAGTTACTTCAGCATTAGTCTTTTCTAATCCAAGAGTAAAAACAACAGATTGTTGTAGAGCACTTTGCATTGCTCCTAAATAAACAGTAGCATAATCACTACCTGTTATTCTTCCTAAGTTAAACTGTGCATCTAAATGGATATTAACAGCTTCCATTAAGTCATCAAAGGAACCTGAACCTGTAACTACGTTATTAGTAACTGTTAAAGAGCTACCTTGAGTTAATGTTGCATTAGTAATAGTTGCCATTTACTTATCCTATAGAATTTGTAGCTTTTTGTTTAATTCGTAATTTCTCTATTTCTTCTTTGGTTAATGGATCTAATACTTCAACATTAAAAGCTTTAATATTTTGTGGTTCCATAACTTCTTGACCATTACGAGTAGTTTTTTTAAATATTTGACATTCTGCAGCTAAAAGATGTTCATAGAGGATATTGGGTATATGCCAACCCTCTTCATTATTATAAGGAATATACTTTTTAACCGCTTTACCATTATTGATAAATTTATTACCAACTGTAAAAATTTCACCACTATGGTCACGTTTAAGAGGATTATTTGATCTGACAATTACACGAATAAGTTTCATAGCATTCTGTTCTCTTAAACCTTCTAATTCAACACCATTAAACATAAAATTTTCATCTATATCATCATCAGTTAATATATTAACTCCCAATTCTTTTGCTAATTCTTCAGCTGTTTTACCATTTAAGGTAACATCTGAAACAGGGGAATCTTTATCATTAGCAATTTCCCCCACATTACTTAATGCATCTACTAATTTATCTCTTTTAGTATTGAAGTGCATTTTAATGCCGTGATTATTTAATTCATCACTAATCTCTTTAGATGTCATATTTTCAATGTTCATATAATCTCCTTTTAAAAAAATCTTCCCCACATCATAAGGTATCCCATGTGGGGAAGATAATAAAATCTCTAATTAAGCAGATTTAGTCCAAATAATACCTAGGCGTTCAGGACGTAAAGCCATGAAACCATAGTACCACTTGATTGAATAAAACCCTTTTTCACCGTATGGGTCATTAACGTCAGCAGTTTCTCTACCAGGACTCTTATGAGTAGTAGTGAACTTCAAAGTCTTACCATTAGTTTGAAAACCAATAGTAGTAAATGAACCATCACCTACACAAAGCATTGGGTAAATATTAACTTCTGCTGCACCACCACCTGTATCGTACAACATTTCAGGTACTACAACAAAACGGAATTGGTCAACTGAACCAATTTCGCCATTAAGTACATTAGCAGCATCAGCATACTTCTCTACACCAGTAAAGCCTGTACCAACACCAGAACTACCAATATCTTGCATCTTACGTACTAGAGGAATTAAATCTGGACCAATGTACATAACACGACCACCATTAACAGTTTTAGTATCTGTCATACGAGAACCAGCGATTATCTTAGTTTGCTTAGGTGTTTTATTATTATCCAAAGCAATAGATAAAGTCATTAAGTCATCATAATCAGCAGCACCAGCAACAGTAGCCTTACTTGTTGCTACACCTGGATACTGAGTAGTACCATTTGTAGTAGCTTCATTAAGTAAGTCTTTCTGCAATTGAGCTTCAGTTAACTCAGTTGCACCTACCATCATTTCTTCAGTTATATGAGATAGTAGCTCAGAATCTGAATCGAAATCCAATGATTCTTGAGTGTACTCAGTGAAGAAACCTTGCTTGATTAGTGAACCAGTTATTTGTGTACGTGTGAAACCTACACGGTTAACTCTTCCACCGTTCTCAGTTAATGCTGGTAGACGGTCAATAATTACGCCAACATCTTTATGGGAACCATAAATATTACCATATTGTTGCTTAGTACTACCACCATTACCAGCTGCAGTTACAGCGTTAGCTGAACTTGAGTAATAACCTGCAGTAGTAGAAGTAGCTGCATTCCAACCAGTACCACCTGTAGAAGGTGTACCAGCCGCATTCCAAGCACTAAAACCAGTGCTAGGTTGAATTAGACCATCTGCATCAAGACCTTGATCTGATGTATTTAGATCATCTAACAAAGGATGATAAACATCCTGTTTAATTGTTTTGCCGTGATGTTTAGGCATAGCCCTAACATCTGCTAACGGCATAAAGTACTGAATATCACGTACTTTAATAAGCGCTTTCTTAAAATAAAAATCCGTCCGCGCCTGAGGACCAATTGCCGAAGCAGTACCTGAAGCGGTACTGGACGGGGAATTGTATACTTGTGCCATATTATTCTCCTATAGCTATAATAATAAGAAAACTATATATCCGCCAATTTCAAAAACTCTTCATCCGTCATATTTAAGTAATTAGGTGGAACAGTCGAATTTTTGGTTGTAGTCTTCTTTGTTGATGCCGCAGCTTTGCGTTTCTGCTTAATTGCAACATCATCCCTTGCTTTAGGTTTTGGTACAGATGCATTAGGAGATTGATTAACTTGTCCCTCTGGTACTATGGTTCCATCTTGTTGAAGTTGTTCAGCTATTAATCTGTAAGCTTCTACATCAGATACATTTAATCTACCTAATGCTCGTTCAGTGTCCATAACTGATTGAACTTTATCATATACCCCGTTTTCAACGTGATTATTGATAACTGAAATAATTTCAGGATTGTCTGATATTAATTTTTTACTTTCATCATCCCATTCTTTTCCTAAAACACGTATTGTTTTTTCAAAAGAAGGTGTACTTTTAATATCATCAATTATCTGATTTATTTTAAATTCTTTATCAGTTATTCCATAGTTAGTAGGCTTATAACCCACCTCTTCATCAGTATCTATATCTAACGGATCTATGCCACTATCTTTTATAAGCTGGGCGATTGCTTTAGGGTCTCTTTTAGAAATATCAATCAGATTGTTAAGTTTAGTTTGGTCTAACAATCCTTCTTTTTCTAACATATTTACCATTTTAAGGTGGGGAGCAATAGCTCGCATCTTACTATGATAATCAGCACCTTTCTGCATTAATGCAATAGCGTCATCAACATTATTGACTTGCATCATTCGCTTACTAGCTTTAAACGGTGACGTAATCCGTTTGTATGCCGCTTCAAAATCTACTTCAGTTGTTTCTTTTGTTTCAACTGTTTCGGTATCTGCAGCTACATCATCTGTATCCTCTGGCTCTGTTTCTATAGTATCTTCGGATGTTTCAGCTTCCAGTGGGACTTCTTCCCCTGGGTCAGTTACTTCATCATCTGATGTCTCTTCTTCAGATTCTTCGGTATTACTTTCGGACGCTTCAATTTCTGTATCAGGGACTTCCTGATTTGGTTCTTGATCTGCATCCTCACTTAATACATCTTCAGAAGTTTGCTCTTCTTCCGATGCGTTAATTTCTTCTGGTTCTTCTTGAAGATTTGCTGCTTCTTCAGCTTCTTTCTCTAATTGATCTTCAATTTCACCTAAATTCTGTTTAAGGAATTCTTCATCAGACATTCCTAATTGGTTATCTATAGCCATTATTCTAAGTCCTCCTGTAGTATAGCAGTTCTAGCATCTTCATCATCTCCAAGAGCTTGTTCTGCTTGTACACCTCGTTGGTGTACACTATCGAAAAAGTTAGATAAGGCTCCAATACCATATATCATACAATCTATTAGTTTTTTCTGCTCCTCATTTAAATTGGAGCTTTTAGCCATAACTAATCTTGCGGCTTCTTCTTTAAAGTAATATTCTAAAATTACTTTTTTAAAGTCTCTATTTTTAAAAAGTCTTTCTACACTTTTTTTGACATCAATAAAGTGTTTAGCTTCTGCCATACTGGCATCTAATTGGTTTAACTCTTCTTCTGTGCTCATCGTGTGTCCTCGTATTGAGATAAAAACAAAGTAGTATTACTACGTCTCCAGTTTCGTGATTATATCACGATTATTATATATTTACTATTTTTTCATTATTATTGTTTAAATAGTGCATCTGCAAATTTATCATTCACTTTTAATTCTTGGTCAACTACTTTTTGATCCATTTTATGTGCTTGATCAATATTTTTCATATCTTCTTCATGTTGTCTACCAACTCCTGACTCTTGTTCTACAAAACTTAAGTCATCTAAATCAGACTTACTATTTAAGTTTCTAGATTTAGCAAGCTCAGTTTGTGTCTTCGCTTTCTTATACTCAACATCGACTGCATTTTCTGCTGCTTTAGCACTTTCATTAGCAATTTGGGCTTGTAATAGTTGCATTTCAAGTTGTGCTTTCTGTTCAGCCATTGGATCAGGTTGAGGTTGATATTCTTGAATTTGTTTAGATAAATCAGGCATTTTACGTAAACGAGCTATATCAGCTAATATCAACTGTGACATAGATTGATCCATATTATTACCCATTGTTTGTAACATAAATGATAGTTCTTGTGCTTTTTCATTATCTGCTTCAGCTGTAGATATGTTTAGTTTAATATCATACATACCACCTAAATCTTCTCTATTAATAGCAACAAACTCTTCATTTGTTACTCTTATAATCTCTTGATCTGATAAAAACTCAGAATTCATTGAAATAATCTTACGACCAATTAGATTAATACCATCAGCTAAACGTCTTAGTATTCCTAATTCACGTTTAGAAGTTGCATCCAAAGCACTTCTAATACCTGTAGCTGTATTACCTAAAGCTTGGCCACTAATACCAGTATTAAATGCTTTAACACCTGTTAATGATTCAGCTTCATTATTTTGTAAATTAAGCATATTAAGTGCGCTATTAGGAATCTCAGGATAAGTATCCATATGGAAAGCTTGTCTTGGGTCTACATTAGAATTAAACTTATAATCTGCACCTTGTTCAAATTTACGGGCATTAGTAACATCTAGAGCATCTTTACGAACACCCATTTGTCCATTAGCAGACCTACCAATAATATCAATCATACCCCTAGTTACAGCACCAATAATCTTTTGGTTATCTTCTAATAGAGCACCATCAGGCTGTCCATAAATACTTTTACGTACTGGGAGGTATTGAACTGATATAAATGGTAATTTTTTATCTGGGAATGGATTTTCTTCCATTCTAATTAGTACACTACCAACCCACGTAGCCATGAACGGTGCTACTTCTCCAGTATCGTGTATATCCCAATAACCCCAATATTCATGAACTATGATTTTTTTACGAGCTTCATCCTTAAACTTAAAATTACTTTCATCTTCTACGTTATGGTCAGGTTCGGCTAGAGGACTAGCATTTTCCATTATGATATGGTCTAAATTTTCATATCTACCATCTTTTTTGAGGTCAGACATTGACGTTTCAAAACTATAAATAACAAATTCAGCTTTATCTAAATTACCTAAACAGGTAGGATCAACTATAGTATTGTTATAGTCACAGACTTCTAATTCTGGTTGATTCCTTAATACATTAGTTTGTTCTTCTGTATGAGTACCAGTTTGTTGTGGTAGCATTGGAGTACCAGTTTCCATGGTCATTTGATGAGCTTCTTGTACCTCTGGAGGAATTTCCATTTGATAGCGTTGAGGGTCTTGTTCCATCATAGCATGTAATTCTTCATGCATTTGACCTGATTCAGGTGCAGGTACAAATTCAAAATCAGGAACTTCAACTTCTACAATTTCGTCTTCATATTCCCAACCTACTTTAACTATTACAGTACCTTCATCGACAGCAGTACGGACATATTCATCAATAAATGCAGTTTTATCTAATTTACAATTGATTTGATAATTAAGAACTAATCCATTTTGTATTGCTGACTCTTTATCTTCAAAAGTCATAGGTGCTGTATTAAATAAATCATCAGTTGATAGGAAAGGCTCACTTAACGCAGCATAACGCCATTCTGCTTGTTTACGTATTAACTTAGGTACTATTTTAGAACGTCCCTTTTTATATTTAATTGTTTGTTCACCTTTTAAAGCACTTAACCAATTATCAACATCTAATACATGAGCAGTATGAGCTGACTGTGCCTCTTCATAGTCATGCTTCATTTCTTCTAAGGTAGGAGGATTTTCCCAATCTACGAGTTTCGTTGGTTCACTCATATCTATATCTAAATCATGTTGTAATACTTCTTTTTTAGCCATTATGCTACTTCCTTAAGTTTTTGTGCCTCAATATACTGTACTACTGATTCTGCTACTTCATCATTATATGGTTTTAATTTAAAAATAGTTTTACCTTCATATTCTGTTATTTCATCTGAAACAAAATCATCAACTATAGGATGTTTTAATAAATAATCAAATGGTGCTATATAAACATCCATATCAGTTACTATTTCTTTTAAAAAATATGTAAATATATCTGCAAGTGCTATTTTATCTGAAACAGTGTTATTAGCAGCTAAACTATTAATAAAATATGCTTTTAATCCTTTATTATAAGTATAGTATAAGCAAGCACCTGGAGATCCCTCTTTATGTAATATTGTACAGCGTTGAAATTTTATACTCATTATTTACTCGGTTTAAACCAACTTTTAATTGCTTCAATATCTAATTCTTTTCTCTTAGGTCTATAACCTGGTTTAAC